TATCTGCGGTAAAAATTCTGAACTCGAAAAGATTACCATTAACGCACGAACACAGATTATTGTTGAGAAAGTGCCACCCTACGTCGGAAAATTTATTCCTTCATCTGCTGCGTTCAAACTCGGATACTCATACGGTTGGATTGTGGGCAAATTTGCTGGATATAAAACACACCACATTACGCCCCAAGCATGGCAAAAGTACCTCAACATCGGCACCAAGGGTGAGCAAACAACAACGCAGTGGAAGAACCGCCTCAAAGACGAAGCCGTTAAATTATTCCCAGAGCAGAAGCGAATTACACTTGCGACCAGTGACGCGTACCTTATCCTTTACTACGCACTTAAAAACAAACTCTCATAACACTATGGAAAAGAAACTCCCCAAAGAAGGAATTGATTACGTTAAACAAATTCCCGGCTCACAATATATTGTCCTCGTTGATGGATCAGTGGCTCGTTTGCTCAAGCCCACCATTAAGAATGACAAGAAGTATTTTAATCTCCGCATTAAAGGCGAGATTGCACAATACTCCGTTGAAGAGATTGATAAGCTGAGCAAATAATTTCCCCCCAACAACCCCTATGTTAGACGAATTATTATTCAAAAAACTCGGCAGATATATTTGGATTAAATTAAATCCAGATGAAGACGATTTGATTGTAGGAATTATTGATTGCTGTGAAATTGATGGATATGTCTTTATCAAAGGTTTTATTGATAGAGAATATTCTAAATCATTTATAAGAACAAATAGACCATATACATTAGCCAGTGATAATACAAAATATTATGTTATTGAATATGATGAATGCGACGATGGAGATACTTCTAATCCAGACTTGAAGGTATTATTAACTTTAACCCAAAACAAACACGATCATGCCTAAAGAACCAACAACACCCACTGCCGACTTAATCAATGCCCTTGCGGAATTTGAGAATGTTAAGGCAAACAAGATTAACCCTGCTTTCAAAGCACGCTATGTATCGCTCGACGCGTTGCTCGAAGCCTGCAAGCCTGTCCTGCATAAGCACAACCTCGCGCTGATTCAGACCCTCGTATCTGACGAAGGCAAGGTCGGCATCGAAACTTCTTTTCTGCACTCATCAGGCACATCGTTTCCATTCGGCAAATTGATGGTGAAGGCCGAGAACTTAACGGCTCAACAGGTAGGTGGTGCTTTAACATACATTCGCAGACAAAGCATACAGACGGCCTGCGGTATCTCCGTTGACCTCGACGATGACGGCAATCGTGCAAGCAATACTCCAATGCCTTCAGCTGCGGTCGCACCCCAAGCACCATTAAAACAAACTTATCTCCCTACCAACAATGCACGATAAAAACATAGATGGTGTCCGTGAAGTATCACTCGACGATTTAGTTTCTGGTATCACCAACCATAATAAACTTCTGACTGCTCAAATGCAAATTGAGGCTATGCGTATTGCCGGTGATCGCCTAGCCTTTCTAATGCTCAATGGCACGACCACTGAAATGAAGAAAGCAATCTGGGAATGGCGTGAACTAAATCCACCAAAGAAAGACGATGGAATATAAACTCTATACCCAAGCGGAATTAGCAAAGGCGTTGGGCGTATGCCGAGAGACTATTGTCCGATGGACTCAAGCAGATTTAATTCCAGCAATACGCATCGGTAAAAAATCTGTCCGCTATGATATGACTCAAGTAACCGAACATTTACGCAATCAAAGAACATCTAAAAACAATGGAAAAAACTGATAAATTCTGGGATGAAAACGGAGACCTTTTAATGAAGTCTGAAATGGGCGAAGAATTTACCCAAGAAGAATGTGATAAGGTTTTAATGTGCTGGTATGGAACGCATTTAGAAAACGAAAATTTAGCAAATGAAATTAAGGAATTAAAAATTAGCCAGCAATGGCAACCAATCGCTACTGCACCTCTTAACGAACTTATTATCTGCCTTTGGGGTCACCGCACGGTAGGCACTCAAATCTTCTACGGCCCGTGCGACGTTAAAACAACTTACGCTAAATACTGGATGCGTATCCCACCTGTACCTAACGACAATGAAAGACACGCCTAAGGCCGTCATTAACCTAGTTAACTTCTGCAAAGAGGACTATCAGCTTATCCTTTGGCTCGACGGAGAAGCCTTTGCCGAGTTTAGCACCGACTCGAAAGCCGAATTTAGTAAAGCCCTGAAAGAATGGAAGCGGGTTAATCTTCCGACCCTCTCGCGATCAGACTATAAGGTCTATGTGCGAGGAAAGAAAAAACTAATCGAAGCCGATTTCTAAACGACTTTTAACATACAATGAGCAACTCCACTACAGAAAACATTGAGCGCCTACTCCGCTTAATCCGAGACAACCTATCGGACTGCGAACTTAATCATAATACGCAGACTACCCGCAACGACCATGCTAATCTTGAGAACGCTATACTCGCAGCTCTCATCGAAGCCAACCGCATTGAGCCTGAACGCTTGGAAGAGATTGCCGATGTAAAGCCACTGCACGACCGCATTCACTCCATCGTCCTCGCCCTACGCGTCTCACGCAATAACCAGGAGCGATTAGAACACTATGCAGAATTAGCACTTGAACATGCCAGAGAGATTAGCCATACGGTTGAAGAGCCTTACGACGACCACGAACTATAATTCACACTTTATCCACAACTAACTAACAAAAAACCCTATGCCTATCCTCGACATCAAACGCGTACAATACGACGCCCTTCAATGCCTTAACTATTCAGGTAGCAAAATTCTGCTATCTAAAAGCCCGGCTCACTATCAATTATTTTTAAATAATCCTAGTCCAGAAACTAAAGCACTACGCATCGGTAAATTAACACACGCGTGCGTTTTACAGAATGAACTTTTTCAGAAATATAAACCACTGCCAGACGTGGATCGCAGGACTAAAGAGGGACGTGAGGTAGTGAAGTTTTTTCAAGACAATCTCAAGGAAGATGAAGAAGCCGTTGATGCTGATGAATATGAGATGGCGCTTAAACTTGGCGACGCTATGACGGCCCTGCTCGAGAAGCACGGAATAAGCAAGCCAGTGGCTACAGAAATGACTTGTATATCCATTGAGAATGAACACTGCACAATTAAATCTAGCATTGATTACGTTGCTGAAGATGCAGATGGCAAAGTTTGGCTAGTAGATTTAAAGAGCTGCGAAGCGGGTGGTGCATCTCCAAAAGAATTTTTAAAGACCGCCTACCAATATATGTATCACCTACAGGCAGTAACATATATGCGAGCATTTGAAAAATATACTAAAGTTAAACCAATGGGCTTTAGATTTTGTGTAGTGGAGAAGGATACGTTTATCGGTGCAGTATATGAACTCGGGCCACAAATTTTAGCTGATGGATTTATCAAACTAGAGACCGCAATTAAATTATATACTGAATGCACCAAAACTGGTGTATGGCCTGGCTATTCTGATGGCTCTACAATTAAGACGCTCGATTGGGAAAATAAAGCGACCATAGGCACACCAATCACCTTCGCATAATTTTAACATACACTAAACATACACATGACCCAATCCTCCTCTGATCGTCCACCACTCACCACCATCGACGCGTCTGGTGTTTATGTCCTACGCCTGTGCAAACCAAAGCCCGAGAAGTTTAAGATGAACACTGCCGGCTTTCCGTCGGTGTCAGTTTTCTTTATGACTGCAGATGGTCTCTGCTTTAACAAGAACTACTCCACGCAATACGGTACTAAGTCAGTCGCTATGCTCGTCGGTAAATTCACCAATAAGTACGTTCAGTCGCCAGAGCAAATGACGCTTGAGAGTTTCACTGATTGCATTAACTCAGCTTCAAATTGTGTAGCCGAAGTAGACCTCGAAGTGACTCCGAACGGTGAATGGAACGGTCGCCCGCAATTCAAATATAAATTCAAGTCTATCAAATCAATATTAGGTAACTCGAATGGTCAGCCAACGCTTAATGCCGAAGCACCTCAAGTACCTGACTTCACTAAGCCTGACTCACCATTCTAAAGTGGACGATTCAGCCTATACTGATCCGTTGGAATCAATCTTTCCTAAACGGACATTGGTCTTAATCTGCGGTTACGCGCGTGCAGGCAAAGACACGCTAGGAGATGGCATACTTGAGTGGTCTGAAAAGAACGCAGAGAAGATAAATTTTGCGGACTCACTAAAGGACTCTGCGAATGTCTTCCTTGACTGCCTAGACTTGCAAGGTGACTTTCACGACGACCGATTCAAGGACACTAACCGACGCTTCCTTGTGGCCTGCGGAACTTTTGCCCGAGACCTAAAGCCTTCTGTGTTTGCCGAGATTATGTCCCAAACTGTTGCACAAGGCTACGACGATGACGGCATGGCACTCGATACGGTTGTCTGCACCGATTGGCGTTATTTGAATGAACTTATCGTCTGTCAGCAGTTATTGATTCCTCTCGGCTGGAGAGTGCGGACGGTTTATATTTCAACTTCCGGTATTTCAGCTGCGAACACCGAAGAGGCTAACTCTATCTGCGAAATTCGTGATGTAGTACGCTTCGACCAAGAGTATCACTTCCAAACTGACTCGAGACAACAAATCATGCATGAGGGGCGTATGCTCGCTAAACAATGGAGTTTATAACAGACAATACAACGGACGAATTTAGAGCGTTCCTGACATCGGAGCAATTAGACTATGCGGAGAAGTTAGGGATCAGCGCACAAAGGGCCTACTGGTTAGCGTCCTGCCCTAAGAACACTCGTAGCGGAAGTAAAGATAGACCACCAACTACATTCAATCGCTTCGACCCAGAGCGTTCGTATTTATACAAACAACCAGGAGGAAACTATTACTACTTCCGACTCAAACGCGTCGATGTTTTCATTATGCGGAAACTATCTAAGGATTTTGAGAAGGCTAAGAAAATGCGTGACGCGATTATCCTTCAAATGAATTTAACCCTAAAAAAATGAGTACCAACAAACCAATAAGATTCGTCTTCGCAGCTGATAGCCACGGAGACATGGCCTGCGATGAAAGCCTTCAAGCTCTGTACGCTTACTGTAAAGACTATAAGCCACAACTCCGCATTGGAGGTGGAGATCACTTTGACCTCCGTTCGCTCCGCAAGGGGGCAATGGGAGATAAAGAGGGTGCTGAATCTCTTGAAATGGATTTAGATATGGGATATGATTTTATAACTAAGTTTTGTCCTACACATTTGTTAAAAGGTAATCATGAATATAGGTTAGAAGCATTGGCACGTAATCACCCATCTGGTATTGTTCGCGATTACTGTGCTGAGAAAGACGAAAAAATTAACAACGTGGCACGAAAGGCCGGTTGCAAAACTATTTTACCCTACCATGGAAAACTTGGATTACTACGCATAGGGCCTTTGTCTTTCCACCACGGTATAGGTTCAAATTTACTGAAGATGGGTAAGCACTATACGGCTGGTGGAGTTGCTGGTGGTGGTTTCTTCTGCGGACACGGTCACACTGGGCATCAAGTTAACCTAGACCAATTTGGTGGTGGCGCAGCTTATATGTCTCCGTGCCTAGCTCGAATCGATGACCTCGATTACAGTGCAAACTATATGGGAACTGCTAAATGGAATAACGGATTTATTGCGGGTTGGTATATGGGTAATGACTGGAAGGCTTGGATCATACATCGCATTGGCAAAAAATGGTTATGGCAGACTGAACTTAAAACTTGGGAATATAAAAAATGAAAACAAAAAAACCAGACCCAGTATTGATGGCAATCATGTCTGAGATACATAAGACTGCCGAAAAGCCACAACCAGGTTATAAGACCGTAAGACAATGGGGAGACACTTGGGGCTTCAAAGCAAGTCGTGCGCTAGAAATACTAAACAAAGGAATTAAACTTGGAACGATACAAAAAAAAGTATTCCGCGTATCTAGTTTGAATGATAAAAGAATTGCACCTACGCCACACTACGGACTGAAGAAGAAATAATTATCTTGTACGGCAACCCAACAGCCGACACACAAACAATCCCCTATGTTAAAACTCCCCTCTGCAATTTATGCCGAACGCTATCTGCTCGGCGTGGTGATCCGTGATGGTC